CTGCGTTAGCAAGGTCTGAAGTTGTAATACCAATTCTTTGGTCGCCAGCATCGTCGATGAAGCAGACCTTCAGATTGTTCGCCCAGGTTCCAGGGTTTTTAGCAGCATAGAGGAAGTTAGTTGCTGTTGAATGATTAAGGTTGTAATCATCAAAGTTCTTAATTCCTGCATCTCCTGCCAGAGCAGTGGTATATCCTATACCAGCAGAGGTGTCTGACGCAGCGTTAGCATTTGCAAGAGAGGAAGATCCTGCTCTGCAAACTTTAAGGATTCCGCCATATGAGAGATAGGATGAAGCAGTCATCCAGTATTCATATTGGGCATCAGTTGAAAGTGGTTTACCGAACGTGCTGATTAAGTCCTGTTCAGTAGCAATATCAATTGGTTCTTCAACAGGTCCAATCTGAAAAGGACCGGCAAGTGCGCCAATGTTGTCTAATACATTCTCAGCTCTTCCTACTGTTAAGTCAACCTCCCTTACCAGTACTCCAGGAGATAATTGAGGAGTCGCCATGTTTTTCTCCGTGATCTCAGTTTATCTGAAATTATTTAGAATTACCGGCAGTTTCAGTGGGGAAACTAGACGTGAACTACCAATCCGGATAGGCCCAATCCAGGAATGGTGTTTGTTTCTTTCTATTATCTATAATTCTTTTAATAGTGCAGTCCTTACATTCGTATGAATATGATGACGCAACTGCACCTCTATCTTTTCTCGTTCTATAAAATCCCTCTATAAGGTTTTTTGTTTCCCCACAAGTTCTACATTTTCTATCTTGTAGAAGAAGATGTCCTAATTTTATTTGTCCATCAAAGTCCATCAACGATATTCCCACATGTGGGACATCTCTCCATATTCGTCAGTAAACCATCTATCACCTTCACTATCAACAAAACTTGTATCTTCTAAACCATCATTCAAAAATCCAAAAGGTGCCATGTCCTGTTCGATTTGATTCTTCTGTTCTTCATATAATCTCTTACGAACATCCTGATCTGTCAACTCTTTGAAGTAGTCCATCTGGACCAACCAAGCATAGATGACAAGACACATTGCCAAGTCATCATTACATCCCTCCTCTGCTTCAAATGAATTACTCTTAGAGATAAAAGTGGTTAGTTCGGAAATAATATCATAATCTTTAAATATGATTTTATTTTCCTCTACCAAAGTTTTCAGATTTAGTGATCCAACCTTTTTAACGGTCTTTGACATCTTGACGCCAAGTTGAGTTTTCTTACCAGAGAATCCTTGCCCAACAACTTGACCTGCTCTGCCTCTCATGGAGCACATCAATAAATTCTGATATTCAAGATCATATTGAAGAATACTTGCAACTTGATCCCCGATATCATTTACTTCACACAATATGAATGCACTATTATATTTTCTTGCTATCTCATAGATGATGTTTGGAAATAACATCGGTTTGATGTCATTGTTTCTATATTTGGCAACAACTTTATGCGGAAACTCCGTGATATCAACACACACAAATGCAGAATAATCTTCACCAACACCACGAGCAACGTCAACAGTCATGACATAATCATGATCTTTGACTGGCTCTTCATAGACATCAAGACCTGCATTAGACGCTATTGGACTATCATATACAAGTGCTCTAAGTTTACTGGGTGATATTAGAGTATCGACAGATCCTAAGAACTCACACTCAAACTCAATCTTGAACTGTTGCTCTGAAGTGTTCGCGATTGTCTGTTCTTTCCAGACATCATCTCTACCAGGAACTTCTGACCAATGAACATCCGTTGGCACATATTCATTTTTACCTTTCTCCGCATCATGCCACATACGGTAGAAATGATTCATACCATGTGGCGTTGAAACTATGATGACTTTTGTGCTTTTACCAGAAGTAATAGTAGGATATTGAACGACATGCCTCGGACAGCACTCGCAGATGTAGAAGCTGCCAATATCTTACTGCCATTTTCTAACTCAATGTTTCCTTTATTCCATACAAGGATACCTTGTTGCATCCATTTAGGCAAGTTTTCATATGCAGTTGCTAACCTTCCTAACAACTCTCTAGCAGTTGATGCTTTGTTAGCAAGAATGCCAATATTTACACTGTCATTAAACAATGCATAGTGAAGAAGATAAGAAACCACGGTGGTTGACTTACCTGTCTGTCGTGGCATCTTACAAATATTAAATCTGTTGTTGTGGAAATTATTGATTAACTTTTCTTGAAAGTCATATGGGTTGAAAGCAACCAATCCTTCATCAAGAGAAACAATTTTTACATAGTTCTTTGCAAAATACACCGGATCCTGCATACACCGAGCAAACTCCAATGCTTGCTCTTGTGTAAACTCAATCGGTGTATTTGCCTTCTTTAGAAGGGGATTGCCAAGATATACATTATCAGACATAAGTTAATCAGCAGTTCCAGGCTCTCAGTGATTTGTTGATTCTGCTATCTGGATCATTAGCAGTTTTCTTACTAGTTAATTTTTTCTTCATCCCTTTCATTCTAGCGCAGAATGACGCTCTACGGGGATTTCCAACCTTCTTTGACGGTGCCTTAAGGTCAGATCCAGGATTTTCTCTTTCGTAAGATTTCCTTCCTTTCTCGTTAAGTCCGCCTGATTTCTTTTTTCCCTCTTTTTTTGTCCATGCCGCTCCCTCTGTGTGGAGGACTGGTTCTCCCGGTTCATAATCGGAAACTGTAAAGGTTAATAGTTTCGCGCCAGGATATACCTTAGAGATCTGATCTTGAACTTCAGATCTTGTAGGTAATGATGGTTGGGGGAAGAACATCTTCAACATGATTGAAGAACTTCTAAATCTAAAGACAACATTCACAAGGTGACCCCTCTTACGAGGAATGTTAACCTTTTCAACCATATCTTCAATATCATAAGTTCCTTCTAATTCAGTTGTTTCCTTATCCTCTTTCTTTAGAGGTTCTGGTTTAACAATATCTTGAATAACTGCAAAGGTCTCACCATAAGCATCTGTGAGTTCAACATCCTCTGCTTTTACACAACGATTGTAAGTTTTGCCAAAGAGTTTCTGAGTTCCTGCTTTCTTGTAACCCTTCCAACACTTCTTACCTGCTTCGTTGATTTCAACTTCTTCTTTTTTGGTTTTGTTACCCCAATTTGCTGCACCGACTTTACGGCATTTGACTAGTGCTCCTGACGCATATGCACTTGGCCAAACAGAATAGCGTGACTTGACTTTGTGGTAGCAAGCATCTTTCTTGCCTTCCTCAATATCAATCTCATCGCCTACTTCAATGTTGTTTTCAGCAAACCATCCGCGATTTACTTCGATTGCACAGATTACCTCTTCTCCGTCTGAGGAAACTGGATTCTCGTCGAATGGTTCTAATTCTTTTATGCTTTCAATTATTCCATCCTCTGTGATGAAAGCAATGTCCAGAGGAATTCTTGTCTCCTTCATGTAGAAGGATTTTTGCCCAACTTCATCAAAGATAAACAGCATTCCACTGTTAAAATCTAAACTCTCACGGAACATGAGTCCTAAGTTAAGGTCTCTAATATCTCTCGCAATTTCGATATCGAGAGGTAAAGTAATAAACTCGGTTGACTCGCTCATTTTCTTTTTGGGTTTATCAGTTGAGACATAAGTGGGCTTTGCTGCTCCTGACTTTTGTGGTTGATTAGGATCAGCAGCTCTTTTTCTTCTTTGAGCAGAGAGTCGTTCTGACTTACTCATACTCGCTCTTTTGGCAGAAGAAACGCACTTTGGTGTTGACTTCTGACCTGGTTGACGAGCACAGGGTTTACCGGATACAACTTGCACCCAACCTGGTTTGCCACCTTTTGATCTTGATTTTCCAAACCAATCACGAAGACCTTCCTCATCAATGGTTGAACCATTTTCTTTACGAAGCATTCCTTCCGGATCAACCATGAATCCTTTAGGAATAGGTTTACAAACTTTATCTGTATAGCAGTAGTATTCTCCTGCTTTACATCTTCCGTTTTCCTTTTCTTCGTTCATCTTCTTGGTCTTCTTTTTCATTGAGTTGATGAATTTTCTATAGACCGCCGCTTCAGAAGTTTTACCCATTTCTCTTGCTCTCTGTTCCATAGCAACTGCTGCCTGGATTTTGTGAGCATGAGATCTAGATGAATTGCGAATCTTAGACACAGAGGCCTTAGCAGTTGCAACATCCTTAAACCCAAGTCCATGAATCGTGCCTTTAGGATTTTCATCCGTATAAAGATCCGAATGCTTCTTGGAATTTGCTGGTTGACCAGGTTTTCTTGGGATGCGAGGATTACTCATTCAACTGGTTTTGATTTGGTTTTACCACCTGCTGCTCTTTTTTTACGTCCGGCACAATGTGCTTTCTGAGAGAAACCTTTGGGGTTAGAACAGTCAATACTCTTTTTATATTTATTAGACCAATCTTCTTGAAACTTATTAAAAGTTTTCATCCCCCATTCCCCCCATTACCACCATTGCCGCCACCGTTACCACCGTTACCGCCATTGCCCCCATTACCATTTCCATTACCATTCCCAGAGTTCCCATTTCCGTTAGAACTTCCGTTACCGTTACTGTGGCCATTACCGTTTTTGTTAGAGTGTCCTCCACCGAAGTACCTGCTTCCGTAATACTTTGTGGTTGTGGTGCCTACACCAACACCTTCTGCTATTTCTAGAAAAATTTTGAAAGTTTTCATTATCCGTCTAATGCGATAGCAAGTCCGAGAGATACACCGCCAAGATCATTCCAAGACGTTCCGTCAAAGAATTGCATCTTTTTATCTGTGCTATTATATATCATTGATCCTTCTAAAGTAGAGAGACCAACTCGCTGAGCGGTTGTTAAAACTGGTGGAGTAAACAGAGTAGAAACTTGAAGATTAGTAGATGTTACTACTCCAGCAAAATTAGCATTTCCATTTGCCTCAATAGTGGCACCTACACCAGGACCACCAAGATAATCATATCCTACGTTAATGCCACTTCTCGCGGTGACAACTCCAATAGAATCAACGTTCTGAATGTTTTCTTTGAATACTGTTCCTGCGATAGAAACATCACCTTCAAAATATGCAACGATTGAAGATCCAGCACCTGCTGTCGAAGATCTTCCAACGTATAAAGAATATTCTGATCTTGCTGTAGTAGCAATACCAACGTTTTTAGTGGTATGAATACCAGCAGCAGTTGCAGCCCAAGTTCCTGCTGCACCAACTGTTACCTCAGAGAATTTGAAACTATGACCACTAGTTCTTCCAAGTCCAACATCGACTTGAAGATACATTCCATCATAGGCATCCAGGTTAGTTGCTATGCCAACAATGTCGTCAAGGTATTGTAGTTTAGTTTCACCACCGCCACCTAGTGCAGCGATTTGTTCCTGTATTCTACCAACAAATAATCTATAATGTTTTTGAAGATCATCAAGTGTTGCAAAGTTTTGATCCGTTGGTGTTAATGGATCTTGACCTTGTTTTGTGTTAGCAGGTTCTGCTAAACTTTCAGTCAAATCTTGCTGAGTTCCTTTTAAATCATTAACAATCTTGTATAACTCAGCAATATTGATTACGTGAGAATCAAACTTTTTAGTTAACTCTGAAAGATTTTTTCTGAGTCCAATAACGTCATCATCATAATATTTTACTTCTGGCAAAGAAGCAATCTCATCTTTTAAATTGTCAAAGTAATTTAAAAACTTCTCACTGATTTCTTTATCAGATTCATATGTTTTTTCTCTAAGTTCAAGAACCTGTTTATTAACGTTTTGTTTTAGAGAATTATAATGACTTAGGATTTGTTTCTTTAATTTTCTATCATCATCTTTAAATTCATGATGGTGATCCCAAATCTTAATCGCAGTTTCTTTTAACTCTTCATATATTTTGTTCTTAGTATTTTCTAAGTTTTCTGTAATTTCTTTTATATCAACTCTGGTCTCAAAGTCCTTCGTGCTTATTGACTCTGTGAGTTCTTGAACCTCATAGTTGATCTTATTCTTGATCTCTTGAATACTATCGCCTACTTTAGTGAAGTCATCATCAATTACACTAAATGTTTTTCCGATCCATGAAAAATCAGGGACTTCATTAACTTCATTGACCCATTTGGGGAACTTAGGAATTGATGCCTTTACCGCATCAACTGCGTCGCAAATTGCTTCAATTTCAGCATCGTAATATTTTACTTCAGGTAGATTTGCTAGTGCAGTTTGAAGATTATCAATTCTATCTTCAATGACACCAACTTGCTCATCATAATATTTTACTTCGGGCAGATCTTTAATCTGCTCCTTGACCAGATCAATCTGATCACAAATAGCCTCTACTTCGTTATCATAATACTTTACCTCTGGTATAGAACCAGAGATTTGACTAACTTGCTCCGCAAGTGCTTTTAGTTCTTCATCATAATATTTGATCTCCGGAACGTCCGGTATATCTCTTCTTACGTCATTAATGAGACGGAGAACTTCTGTGAGATCTAAATCTTCTGCGATCTCAGGTTCTTCTACTATCTCTTCGACAATTTCTTCTTGCTCTATGTAATCATCAATAGAGGGTAACTCTTCTTCAATTATTGCGTCTTCAACTGATGGAAGTTCGTTAGATTCAACGAACTCATCTATAGAAGGTAAATCCTCTCTAGACATTTTATGAGTATCTTAGGTACTTCGGGATTCCTCTCCCAGATTTATTTATCGTCTTCCTTAAGTCCGGACTTAAGAAGTTTTGATAACTCGGCAGTAGATCCTACAAACAGAGCATTATTGACGGTGGATGGACCCTTTGATTGCTTCTCTTCTTCCACATCTTTAAGTTTTTTCTGAAGTTCCATCAGTTTATCTGTGGCATCAGCAACGTTTTTAATTAATTGTCCTGCCACCTCATATGCTCTAGGCATTTCACTTTCTTGAGCCAGTTCAAGAATGCCATTTAATGCTTCTTGTCCCTTTTCAATAATGGAGTACAAATTCCCACGAGTATACTCATAGTCCTTTTTGACATCCTCAGTGGAGTCCTTTATCTTTTCAATTTTTCTGGTGACACTTTCCTTTTGAACAATGTCTCCAGTGACATTGAAAGCATCATTAAGTTCATCAAATTTTGACATCAGTTGTAAGATCCACTAAATCCAAAGTCGTCACCCTCTTCAATGAGAGCATTGTCTGTTGTTGTTGAGTTGGCATCAAAGGTGATCTTCTTGACCGGATCTCCTCTGAGGTGAGATATGATTTGAGTGTTATCTTCTCCTCTAATGACACTCAACTTATTACCATTAACAGTTCTAATCTTCATCTCCTCACCACCAACGTCAATGTAGTCATTTTTGACAAGTCCATGTCCATCTTCAACTTCAAAGGTTTTTTGTGATAGACCAACATCCGATGTTAGGTTCGTAGTAATATCCCCAGTGTAATTTTTGATCGCTCTTGGATAAGAGGAATAAGAAACTTCTCTGATGGTATTTGTTGTATCGGTACCAGTGAGATAGTTGACGGTTGCCTTCTTGATAACATCTTTGGTAGCCGCAGTTGTAGGACCAAACATGTAAGTTTTTGCTGTAAATCTCAGAGTATAAAGAAGAACTCTTCTGGATGTAAAATCGCCTTCATACTCATCAGACATTGTGATGTTTTCCAACACCACTGGTATATCTCTTTTCTCTTTTATTGCTTCTACTAATTCAACTGTAAGATTATATGATGGTTGAAAATATGGAAGAATCTGTTCTACAATTTGAAGAGCGTCATCATTCAATTTACACATAATAGACAATTCAAATTGCATATTATATGGAACCGGCATATACGATTTTTTAATATCCGATCCATCATCTGGATTCTTTACCATGAACTGTTGAGTCGTGGTAACCTTTCTAGATGGATCGTATGTCAATCCGATAAACTCAAACGACATCCTTGGGAGCGTAATTGCAGTCGGTTTGTTCAGATCAGGTGACTGCTCAATTCTCGCTAAAAACTTTTGTGTTGGTCCGTATGCTAATGGAACTCTTACAACGGAGTTTTCTTGCTTGATCGTAATCGCATTAAAAAGCGTTCCGAAAGCAATAATCGTCCTCCTTAAAATCTCGTTGTAAAAGTACTCAAACATATCTATGTACCAAGATTAACAATTATTTAGGGAATTCCGAAAGGATTCTGTTCAGAGAAGTCAAGAATATTGTCTGCAGCGTTCTCAATATCGAGATTATCTGCATACTCATCATTGTCTGGTTCGAGATTAATAATTCTGAGAGCATGACTTGCACCCGAAGTTGCGCCAACAATATCTTCTCCGTGTGTCCAGGTTCCGCTAACAGATGCGACCTCTAATATGTTTGTGGTTGAATCCCAAGTTCTAACCCTACCAGTGGTGCCACTCAGAGATCCTGTGACAATTTCGTTGAATATGAAATCGCCAGAAGAATCCATATCTGGTGCAGAAATGGTGATGCTGCCGATAGAACTGTATCCAAGACCTGCGTTAGTCAAATTGATAGCAGAGATGCTTCCAGAGGCACTCAGGACCGCTGTGGCTGCCGCTGAGACGGTGGTAACGCCAGATAAGAATACTTCGTCATTAAATGTAATAGTTGGTGATGTGGTGTATCCAGATCCACCAGATTGAACTGTAACAACTCCAACAACACCGTCTCCAATCTTAGATGTTGCAGCAGCACCAACTCCACTACCACCAATGAAACGAATTCCTGGTGCAATAGTATATCCGGCACCCGGATTTGAAATGTCAACTCTTTGAATAGATCTAGATCTTGGATTGGCACTATTATTACAGACAACAATACCACCGATCACTTGACCAACAGTTGCAATTCCTGTCGTTCCTCCACTTGGTGCAGAGGAGACCCCGACAGTAGGAATACCGATGTATCCAGATCCTCTGTTAGTAATGGTAATCAATCTAACACCACCAGAGGTTACAATACCAGTAATTGCAGTTGCCGTTGCCCCAGTTCCAACCAGAGTAAGTGTTTGCGTTACACCTTGAATCGTATTGATTCCATCATCAGTGAGTCCATCAGAATCATCACCTACCAGATTATTATCAATCTCGTCAATGCCGGTTGCAATAACCTCATCCTCATAGCGGAAGAGTTCGCAATATAATTCATAGATGTAAAGATCTTGTAATTGATAATATGGTTTTGCGTATTCAATATCTTTGATTTCATAAACTCTATCGTCTAGAGGGAACCAAATCAAATCTCCACTCTTTGGTCTTGTCGATAGTTTTATATTTGCTTGATCTTCAATCAGTGGCGTAATATAATTTTCAAATCTCTCTCTAGAGATAATCAATCTAACTTCATCTTGAGATTGAATTCCAAACTTCGTTAGAAGATTACCAGCTCCAGAATACTGATCATAGTTGTCAACATATGCCTCAAGAGGTAGAGCAGTATCAAATGTTGACTGAACTACTTCCTTTATAATACTTTTTTGAGTTACATATTTTCTGGGTAGATAAAAAATATCAACACCATACATCCTCAACTGCTCGTTGATCAAATCCTGAACAAGGTTCTGTTCAGACGATGTGCCTTGAGTAAAGAATGGATTGAGCATTATCCTATAAAGTCAAGAGGGGGAATTTCGTAAGTATTGGACATTTGCTCTCTAATTATTTCTAAATCTTTTTCTGCATCATCATAAATTTGACGGCCATTTAGTTCAATACCACCTGGAAGTTTTACTCCCTGGAACTTCATCATATTTTGACCCCACTGCCGCTTGATTAGTGCAGTGAGATATCTCTTCAAAAATGAGTCATTATAAACTCTTGAAAAATCAGCAGGATCTACAATTCTCCAACAATCAATGACTAGGTAGTCATCCTTTGATAATGCTCCAAAGTCAACATCAAGATATAATCTGTTTTGTCTTTGGTTAAACCTAATTTGTTTTTCTGTATTCAACAAATAATCGATGTCTGACAAATATGTTTTTGTCATTGCATAAGACAGCAGTTCCATCGACCCAAAGAAATACATGTCATTTAGGAACAACTGATACTTGACACTAAACATATTGTTAGTGGCAGTATTAGATCCGTCATATCTAAAAACTTTATTGATTCCAATAACTGCTGGAGGAACTTCTAAGTAGTTGCTGTTCTCTTCAAATTCAAAAGTTACATTAGATCCATCAATACTAGATGTGGCACTTGAAGTGGTGATTCCTGCAGTTTGATTATTTCCTCTCGCTCTTCCTCTGTCAATATCTGCTTGAGTAACTTTATATTTCAGATATGTCTGTATGACACCATCAAAATGTCTCTCTTGAAAATACTGTAGCGCATCATCAACTAAATCACTTACTTGCTCATCGGCAACATTAATTTCCAGGACTGGAGCACCCAGCTGCCTTTTGCAGTAATCAATTAGTTCTTGTCTATTGGAAGGTTGCGCCATTTATACTACTATTCCTATATGGTATTTATGGTGCTGATGCTATTCCGGGATAAACATATATCTGACCATTTACAAGATTGTAAAGAGTCGATCCGGAACTAACCAACACAGTATATCCATATCTACCTTGAGATAAATCTCTAGTCGATGTTGACCCAAGAGAGATCTTCATTTTACCATCAGCAGCACTAGTGAATCCAACAGTGAATGTTGCAGATGCACCTAAAGTTGCTCCAATAGCAACACTCTTACTCATTTGAGAAGATCCAGAATATCCAGACAAATCAAAAGCGGAGTTTGCTGTATTCAATATATTAAAATTAGCAGTAAAATCTGCACCAGAATACATGTCCAGATTTACTGAAAACGGAACTCCCGAATCAGGATCAAAAGTAACGTTCTTAGTTGCCATCTGCGATTCCTACAATTTGCATAGTTTCTTGCTGTTTATAATATAGTTTGGCGAATGACTTTGCAATATTTTTAAGTTCATCACGATCATCACATTTATCTATATCAGTTGCAATCTTCTGATATGCAAAACTTTTAGATAAATTGCTAAGTTCTATGTTATCGGGGTCCATTAATTAACTCCTTTAGTAAC